GCAATATGTAACATTTGATTGATTCTTCACGAATTCAATGATCTTCCGATAATCATCAATTTTATTGCAGACCTGGCAACCTGCCGACCAACCGCCAATGCGATCTGAATTTTTATCAGGCCCATTGATATCCCTTTGATCAGGATGAAAATTGATGCCATAATATCCCGTTGTGCGCTTCCCTTTTTCTTCACTCATGCGATCCATATCGCCATCGCGCCAAACCGTTATCGATGCGCCCAATTGCTTCAGCGCAGGGGTTTTTCCCAAATGCAGGCCATATTTCCAAACATCATAATAAATTCGATCAGCTTCCACAATGGCCGCGCCATCGGAATTATATTTTTTGAATCCACCCTGCAAAATGGATAATCCTGGATTTGTTGTGCCTGATGTTTCCATGATCAATTGATCCGAATGCATCAGATAAAACATATCATCGAATCGATCGGGATTATCTTCAGGATTCCGAATTCCGATGATCCAATATCCTTTCGGAATATATTTGAAATCCTGCAATTGCTTCACGCGCGCAATTAATTCCTTATCCACATAAAACATATCAAATTTGTATTTGGTAATTATTAGCAAACCACATCCGATCGATGGCGAATGATGTGAATTTGTGGCTTTTGATCAGCATTGAAATCACTTGCTGCCATTGATCCAAATATTTTGAATAAATAGATTGATATGATCCTGGATGCGATTCATCGAATAATTCATATATGAATGAAGCATTCACCAATTCCAAATCTTCAATAATATTCGAAGCTTCGCGAATGAATTTTCTTCGATTATGTCGATTATTCATATCGATAACGGGTACAATTGCATTCATCATCTGTAATATATATCATTTTGAATTCGAAGCAATGCTTCCTGATCTGCTTCCACTTTTTTATCAACTGCCTTTTGTACATGATGGCGATCAATCAAATGAAGCATTATGCGAATCAGATGCCCGAATATGGTTAATGAATTATGATAATAATTTCGCCCAATAATATATGAAATGTTATCATCTTCATCGCCAAAATCGATTCCCCCTTTCTTCCGCAGCGCAAAATTAAGCATCGTGGCAGATGAAGCATTTCCAAATTGATCAATGCTGATCGCTAATTTTTTAAACCAATCGCCCAAATGATTCAGGCCCGATTGCCATTTCAATGCAATCAGATAATAAATTGGATCAAATATGACTGAAAGAATTGCAAAAAATGAGGTGAAAATAATTGCTATAATCAGCAATGAAATCCCCTGCATGAACTTCACAAAATTAATTTTGAATATCTTTTTCATGGCTTTTTCTTTTGAAATAAAATGCCAAAATAGTTAAAAATATCAATATCGCCAAAATCCATTTCCACCAATCCGAATCCTTTGCTTCATAATATCTTATTGGAATTTTTCTTTCAATGATCTTTTCGATGAATATTGAATCGCATTCACCTTCCACAAATATTGAATCATGGATGGCATGAATCCTGATCTTCAATCTTTCTTTTTCAATGAATATGGTATCATGCAATTCGCTGAAATGAAAGATGGAATCCACCTTCACTTTCGGAATAAATTCCCGAATTGTATCATATACAATAATGGTATCCTGCGTATGCACAAAAGGAAATTTTTCAACTAATCTTTGATGCCTTTTTATTGGTGCGCATCCGAATCCAATAATAATAATTATTAATAAAGCAAGTTTTTTCATATATTTATTTTCGTTCCTGAAAGCCGCGCCATTGTTGCATTTCTGTTTTCTCAACTTTTGCACGTTATCCCCCCATAAAAGCGTTTCCCGTTCTTAAATCGAATCTTTTTCCGTTGTACCGGGTTTTGTTAAATGTCAAGTATTTTCTGAATTTTCTTTTTTTGGCCCTGCTTTTTCGATTGATTTTTGGCGTATATTTTGCCATGATGCCACCCCTGAAAGCACCAAAATAAAAGATAATAATTCGGCCAAAATCACTTCGCAATTTTTTGAATCTGCAAATCTGATAACAACATATGCAGCCAAAATCATCGTGAATAATGCCATGAATCTTTTTGATGATTCCTTCGAATTGCCCTGCATTAATTTGCCAAAAAATGATATGATCTGATTCATCATTTGCGCATAATTTTTTCCACCATGGATTGTATTTCTTTTACAATGCGCAATTCCATCTGCGCCATATTAGTTTCCAATTTTTGATGCCCCGTTACCATTTCTTTTTGAATATCCTGGATCACATGATTCTGATCATCGATTCTTTTATGAAGGGCCGCATTCATTTCCTTTTTTCTTTCCTTCAGATCTTCAATTTCTTTTTCCTGCGAAGCATTTGCAACTTCCCCCAAATCTAATCGGTTTTTTAGTTTATAATATGCACCCATTGCGCCAAGTAATCCACTTCCTGCGCCAATTAATACATCCAATCCGATCTGAAATTCACTGATTTGATCCATCTTAATATCCCGTATTTCCCCTTAAAAAGGTTGTTAAACTTGCCACCGAATAAACATTTGCCAAATCATCCACCCAATCCCCTGCAATGATTTCCGCTTCCGTAATTACATAACGAATTGAATTGATTCCGCTGATCAGGAATGCCGCTTCCTGGCTATCCGTACCCGTTACAATATTGGCATATAATGATACAGATGCAGGAAGGGCCAAAATCTGCCCATTTGCTTCAATTATGATATAATTCTGATCGCGGTAAATCTTTTTCATTTGCTATGAATAATACGTTCTTTGATTCTTTTTTCTTAATCCTACCACGCAGGTAAGAATTGCCAATCGCTGCCATCGATCCAAATAATCAATTTCGGGCGATTCTTCCACGATTACGGGAATATCATTGATGCGATATGAATGATTGTGCGCATTGTAATCGCTGATCCACATTTCATTTTCACTTAAAAGAAAAAGATCTGTTAATGGAAGAATGAAGCATTCCTGCAATGGATCGGTGCTGATTGTATATTGATCCAAATTTTCGCGCACCACTGATTTCACCACGCGATTTTGGTAAATCAAATTATCAATTTCCATATTCGGCTGCCGATCCCCGATGAATCCATGGAATCTGATGCAATCCTGCACATTTGCCCCCGTAAAATTGATTCCTTCGATTTCCTGCCGAAGATTATATTTCACGCGAATTCGCGCAGTTTCCAATGCATTTTCAGTTGAAAAGGGCATCAGATCATATTGCCCCCAAAACAAAGTTCCCTGAATTCCGCTGATATTATATTCGATTTCTAATGAATAGCATCCGCGGCCATCAGATGAAAGCACATCGGCCCATGGAATTGTAGCATAATATGCATTTGGCTGATTCGGGAATTCATTCACCGCAGGAATATATGAAGCAATGATTCCATTTTTCTTCAATACAAATGCAGCTGCATCGCCTGGGGATGATAATTTGATCCATGCTGATGTAATATCATTTTCCCATGTTTCTGATCCCCCTGCCAAAACTTTCATCGGGCAATCGCAGCAAATTTTGAATCCGCGATCAGGTTCCATGAATGTATCAGGCAATTGAATCGAATCATATTTCCTGAAATGCCGATCTTCCATCGGTATGCATATTGGATCAGCGCATGATGCAGTGGCAAAAAATTGCACAATAATATCATCAGGATTCTGTAAATCAATCCACTGCTGCGAAATTGGGCATCCGCATGGCGATTGAACTAATTCCCATAATATCTGCCCTAAATTCGGCAATAATGATGAACATTTTCCATAATTTAATCGCCATGTGCATCGGCCCGATTCAAGATCATAAAATGCGCGGTATAAAAAATAACATTCTTCGCCCCCGAAATTCCACTTCCAATATGGTGCGCCATTGAATATTCCATCAGCCGATCCAAAATTTGCGCTGAATTGATTTGATCCCCCTGCATCAATTAAAGAAACAGAAAAACAACAATCGCCAAATCCGCATGATCCCGATTCAGTATCAAATTGCGAAAATCCTGGGTTTACAATCCATGCAGGAATCGAATATGGAAATGGGCATTCTTCAATATTTCCTTTTAAATCTGCCACTGCATTCACCAATGATCCGATAATTGGCGAAATAGTCCAATTATCTGAAGCATCATGCCACATATAAAATGTTTGTGGCCCTAATCCATTGAAATCGATTTGAACTGAAAATGTAACATATCCATTTAACGTACCGAATTGAACGAATTGAGCCGTTTTGATGGGATCATCTGCCCATTGATACGTCAATTGTATGCAGCAAATTTCCGACATTTTTACGCGCTTAATTGATTAATAATAAAATCTTTTGCTGCCTGATCCATGAATGGCAATGATGAAGAATTGATTGCATTAATTAATGCCGAAATATTTCCCATTACATAAGCAAAAATGAATGCAGCGCATTCAGTGCTTAATTCGGTGATTTTTCCTTCTGCAATGATCTGATCATCGCCCAATCCCATGAAATAAGCCACAAATGCCATAGTAGATTCATCCAATCGATTCTGCCGCATCATATTCCTTTCCTGATATGTTATTGTTAATCCCATCTTTTAATTTTTTATTGAATTTCTGCCTTAACTGAATTGATATATACATCGCCCGTAAATGTATCCTGCGGATCACCTGGCCTGCGATAAAACTTTAGCGCAAATGGCGATCCTGCAAATAATTCCACAAATCCTGAAACGATAAAAACCATTGTTACCGAACTTTCTGCAAATGATGTTGATTGAACCTGCGAATTCCATATTGTTGAAGAATCATTTCCAATCAATCCACCAAAGCGCGGTTCCTGAACGCCTAAAAAGATTTTGAAATCCCCACCAACTGCCAAATATGTAACATTGATTGTAATTCGAAGCGATTGACCTGGCGTGTAATATTTCGGCATTGTGGAATTTACAAAACATCCATCGCTTCCCCCACCGCCTGCCAATGCCTGCGCGCGAATTGATTCATTAATTGTAACCAATGCCGAAGGGTTTACATTTTGGCCATTCCAGGAATATCCTGCGGCCTGCGACATATCAAACGCATAAAAGGAATCAATTGAACTTTCCGCGGCCTGAAATGAAATATTTCCTGCCCCATCCGTTTGCAATGTATCGCCTGGATTGCCATCTGCAATTGGGAATGTATATGCATCACTGAATCTGATTGCGCCCGTTGCCCGATTGATTTCAAATGCCTTCCCCAAAAGGATGCCTGCATCATCATATCGATATATGACGAAATTTGTTCCTGAATTTGCGCCTGCTTCCAATCCTTCAGCAACCCATTCCCATCGATCCACCCCCTGATCAGTGAAAGAAATTCCCCTTTTTTCGCCATTGCCTGCCAAAAATTTCATCAATGCTTCCTGCCCTGCATTCGCGCTGATTTCAATCAGATTTCCACCTTCAAATTTTGTTGTTCCTGCCAAATCCGAAATGAATAATTGAAAGGTATTCAATGAAAGGGATCGCGCAGCAGTCAATGATCCTGATGCATTATATATATTATCCCCCGATGGAATATCAGAAAGCAATGCAATCACGCCATTATTATCCTGAAATTGCTGATTTCGATTTGCAGATAATGCGCCCGTATCCAATGAAATTCGAAGATTGTCTTTTCGAACTAATGAAATATTATCTGATTTCAAAAATATCGGCCTGATCCCATCGATATCCGTATCCCCTGCTTCAATCAGGATCAATGCATCTGAAATCGATATTCGCCTATTCGTTGCCAAATCTTCGAATAATAGATCGCTGCCATTCAAATCCAATATTCGATCAGAAATCAATGATCCATCAATTGAATAAATATTTGATGCAGCTGCCCCGATCACTGCCTTTAATGTTGCACCGCTGATTTTTCGACTTTCAAATGTGGTGCCATTCCAATAATCCACATCATAAAAATCTTCATCATTGATTTGAAATGCTTCCAACGGGTAATTATGTATATTGCTCATATCTTTTTTTTATTAAATCGCCAAAGTTTTATCAATTGCAAAGGTAGTAGTTTTTATCGTTCCATCCGTCATTGTTTTTACCTGAATCGCATCGCCTGGGCATCCTTTTATTTTTGTTGTAAACTTCACGCCATTCGAAAGATCGATCAGATCAGGATCAAAGAAGCATTCCATTCGGGCCACATTTGGCGCAGGATATGTGATTGCCATCAATAATCCGCTTAATGGAAACAATGGATTTGATGTATTATTATCAAAATTCACGATTGTACTGCAAATCCATCTTCTTTCCGCTTCATATGGCTCAACGGTGATCATCCCCCATATATCTGAAGGATTCCATGCCTGCCCATTCAATAAGGTATGCGTACCCACTACGCGCATCAATTGGCCTTCCGTAACGATTCCCACATTTTGATTCGTGGAATCCACATATAATTCGATGTTTTGATCAATGAATGGATTTGAATCATAATCTTTAATATTGATATTTTCCGTATGCGTATATCCTAATCCTTCGCGCACCAACTGCAATTCGATTCGCACCGACCAATCAATCAAAAGATCATCATATTGAAGCCAATTTTGATCCTGATTCGGCCAAAAATCCACCGATGCGTTATTTTGCTGAAGCCAATATTTCCAATTAATCAGCCATGGCGCAAAAATTCGCACGCCATATTGCGAAGGCGTATCCAATGATGGATCAAGTTCCAAAACTGCAATCAATTTTTCCGATGTTCCAGGAAGCGTATTGATAACGGGAATCGATTCATTTAATAAATATCGCCCATCACCTGAAATCGGAATGGCTGAAAATCCAAAAAATACTTCCTGAAGCGTAAAATCATCACCCGTTGCCGAATTATATGCTTCCATCTTTATGCTGAAGGATTCATGAATCACATTTTTATCCATCAGGAATCGGCCCACATATGCGACATCATCTTCCGTATTGCATTCAAATCCACTGAAATTTCCTGAAATATCATTCACATTTTGCCCATGATCCAGGAATGCATATGATTGTTCCATAATTAACGGGCCGCCAACGGGTGGCGCGCACTGAAGCTGATCATCATGCACCAAAAGATTCAGATTTCCGCATCTGATCCATAATTGGAATCTGCGATCTGATGGATCGCGCGAATCCATGAAGGCCTGCATTGCAGGATTTGGCGTGAATGTTATATTGATTGATGTTTCTGATCCTGCCTGATTGAAGGAATTGATTTCAATTTCATATCCTGCGCCTGATGGATTCAATTCTGAAGAATAAGTGCCTAAAATTGAAGCATCCTGCGTTGGAATGATCATGGCCAAATTATACTGCGAAAATGATTGATTTTTGTAATATGTTACATCCTGCGAAAGATATGCTGATCCAATTCCAATATCAGCCAATGGCCCATCCACAATGATATCTGCAATAGTTGGCACGCAGAAATCCAATTCGCTGATCCCCTGGATCACTGAAGCATTATTCAGGCCCGTATTGAATGGATCATCATAATATCCCGTATCGCCATCCAAATCATATGTGCCGATCGTTTTGGCATATGGTTCCCCTGCAATTCGCGCCCATTCCGTTTTCATATACGATTTCAGGCACGTTGAACTAAAAAACCAACTGCCATCATCATACATTCCAGGATTCACGAATTTGATCCGCACTTCATATTTGAAAAATTGATCAATTGCCGTAACCCTGGTGATTGATGCTTCCTTCAGGAATCCCCCTGATTGATTCCCCAAAAGGATTCCATTGATTGATCCACCGATTCCCAATGCTGCGATCCCTGACATTTTTACGCGCGATACTTCAGCATCAATCAATGAAAATTCTGATCCTGCGCTGCCCGTTTTGGAATGATTGAAAAGAATATCCAATTCATCGCGCAGAATTGCATTATATGATCCAGGCGCATCCACTACAAACATTGAAATAAATTCCCCATTCGCGATATTGTACCAAAATGGCATCGGCCCGAAATCGGCCATAATATCATCACAATAATTGATATTTGACCACCATGTTTGAATAACTGCGCCCCCTGAAGAATGCAAATATATCACCACATTATCACCAGGCCTGAATCCTTCATCAATCCATGAAGTCGATGGCGATTGCACCTGATTCAATCCTGGATCAAGTACCAAAGGATTACCAATCGAACTCATTCGAATGGCTGCCCTGATATTCAGAATCGCTTCCGTTTCATCCCCTGCATTGCTGCGATAAAATAGGGTTGTACCTGAAGCAAAATTCGTGAAATTTACTGAATCAATTAATATCGGCATATTTTCTTCTTATTTCATTAATGGCATCCACATTTCCATCCTTCACTGATCGAAGAATTCGATTCATATCGGCCTGCATTGGTGCAACTTTTTTCACCATATCTTCAGGCAATTTTGAAAGATGATTGTCCATGATCTTCTTTAATTTCATGGTATCTTTCGATAATCTTTCGGTAAGTTTTTGAATATCATCAATGCCTTCCATATCTAATCATTTATTGTAATTACATTAGTTTTTCCATTTGCCCAATTGAATGGCTGCTTATATGATATCGTGGCCATCGATTGTTCATCTTTATATTGAATTTGAAGGATTTCGCATACCACGCCATCAATTTCTGCATAATTATTATTTAACAAAGTTACAAATTCTTGATCGTTCATTCTCAAAGGAACATTAATAAATACTTTGAAATCATTTATTTCAATTTCATTGATCTGATGATAGTTTCTATATATGCTTCCTGCGCTGATCAGATCAGCATAATTGGATGGCTGCTTCCCCCCAATCGTGTAAAGCATTTTTGTTTGTGAAAAGAATTGCTGCGATACTTGCATCACGCCAATTCGCGCTTCGATTTGCGCTGCAAAATTTCCATTTCCCCCGAATGCATTGATCACCCCATCCACCAATTCGAAAAATCCTTTGGCCAATTTTTCAAGCCAATTCAGGCCCGATTTCCTTCCACCCAATGCGAAAGGAATGCTGATTTCATTCAGGCCGCGAATTGTAACCAAATCAGGATTCGCCACATTTACAACTTCAGTGGAATATTCAGCATCATTTGGATCATAGAAATCAATCGTAAAAAGATCAGAATAATCCACCTGATATCGAATGTAATATCTTTTCCAAATATCTTCCGTATTATATCGGAATTCATTTTGCCGATCTGCCTGAAGATTCAATGCAGGAATGATTTGATTTGATGATAAATCCTGCCAATAATTTCGGATTTCAAATTGCACCTGCCCATTTAAAACTTTTGTACGCGCATTGAATTGATTTTCCAGGGCAGTCAATAATGATCCCAAAGTTGGCGTGCTATCTGCTGCCGATGGGTATCCCTTATTGAAGGCAAAATTCAAATCATTCTGAATAAAATCCCAAAATGAATCCTTTTGCTTCACCAATGGAACGGGAACAATTGTCAATCCGCTGATCCCATCCAAAAGCGAAGATGAAAAGGAATATCCCAAATGCGCGCACGCTTGTTCCAATAATCGCTTCACTTTAATTCCTTTGAAATATCGAACTTTCGGAAATATTAATTCGAATAATTGCTGAACTAATTTAATCAGGGCCACCAATAAAAGGGCCACAATAACCAACTGCAATAGGGCCTTCACGATTAATGTGGCAATTTCCGCAGGATCGGTTGTTACCCCTGCCCCAACTTCAGGCGTTACCGAATCAATGATATTGGTAATTGTTTGCGATAATGCAATGATTTGATCAATCGTATCTTTTGTAACCACATATATCGAAACGGCCAACCCGATCGCAGTTTCCACCTGATTATCAGGAATGATCACATATGGCACATCAAATGAATCAAAATTCACCCCTTTCGCAGCCATTAATTCAAATGTGATTGAATCTGCCCTTTCAAAGAAATTATCCTTCGCGAATCTTCTTTTGATTTTCACTTCGATTTCAAAATCCCTGAAAATTGTATCTGCCTGAAGATCGATATAATATTGAAGCGTGATCCCTGAATTCGTAATGATATTATATGGAATGCCTTCAAATGGGCCATATGTTGCCAAATGCTGCTGAATGATTCCCACTGCTTCACGCGGAAGGATTAATTTATCCGCATCGACTTCCAAATATTCGGGCCGATCAGTAAAATCCGATTGAATTCCGATATTCAATATGTTCCTGGGCGTTACTTCCACCCCATTAATGAAATGCTTCATGCTTTATTATTTATCCGATAACGATTGAAAACCACTGAATTTTTTTGCTGCGATCTTTTTACGATTGTCATTGTTCCATCAATGATTTCTTCCACCCTGATATCATTTTCCACTTTATTTTTTATCGTATTATTTAACTGATCTAATTTTGCAATCACTTCAGATGATTGCCATGGGCCGCCAATCTGCAATGCTGATTCCCCTGCATGAATCAATTTCCCTGCATGATATTGCTGCGCCAACGATGATAATTCCTGATTTGAAAGATTGCCGATCAGATCATTTTGCGCTTTTGGAATCACCCTTTCATTCGGATGAAGAATTGCATGGAATCCCCCTTTTCCATCCACGCCTTCGCCACGTTTGCCCGTATCTTCCACCCCTTCGAAAAATGTGGGAATTGATGAAATAAATTGGCGAAGCAATGTGATATCTGATATCGTTTTGGCCAATGGATTCTTCACATTTGGATCAGATGCATTCCTTTCATATGCTTCATATGCTGCCGCTGCAAATTTGATTCTTTCCTGCCGCTTTTGTTCCGCTGCCTTCGCTGCATTTGATTCATCAATTATCCTTTGTTGTTCTGCCAATGATTCCTTGGCATCGATATTCCCTTCCGCTGCCGCTTTGCGAAGAAAATCTTGTACCTTTTCCGCAGCTTCGATTTCCTTATCATATTGATCGATTCTTTTATTGGATTCTTCGATCATGATATCCGTAACCATTTTGGAGATTTCGATCCTTCTTTCCGCAGCTTCTTTTTCCTTATTTATGATATCATCATTTGATCCTTCATTGATTTCCCTGCGCAATTCTGCCAATCGGATTTCATCATCAATCGTTTCCAATCCCAATTTCTTCTTATCTGCAATCAGCTGAATCAATTGCTGAATTTCGAATTCACGCATTTCAATGGCGATTTCTTCCGATGTTGCCTGCGAATTCAATAATGATAATTTTTTCGCTTTGAATTCTGCATCATATGTTTCCTGAATTTGCTGCGCATATCTTTCGCGGATTGCCAATTGCCGCGCTTCACCATTCATGATGATCGAAATGATTTCTTTCATTGAATCAGCCATGATTTTCTGCCTTTCGCCTTCCGTTAATTCTTCATTTTGCAGCAATATATCCCTGCTTGTTTGAATCTGATCAATGCGCAAAATATCCAATTCTTTCATCAATGCTTCGCGCTTTTCCAAATTTTCGAATGTATCTTCAATACCTTCCAATTCAGCTTCCTTTTCCGCAATGGCTGCCGCTTTTGCTGATGTGATGCTTTTATCGCGCAATTCCTGCCTTTTTTCTTCATACTTTTCAGCGATTGCAATCAATTCAGCATCCAATGATTCTTCAATTTCGGCCATTAAAGTGGCTTTTTCTGATGCTTTTGCCTTCACATCGGCCAAATCTTCGATCCTTCTTTTTGCATTCACTTCAGCGCGCTTTTTTTCGCGTGCTTCTTCATCTGCCATTTGTGAAATTTGTTCATCTTCAATATCGCGCGCCAATGATACGATCTTCGATCCACCGCCACCGCCACCGCCACCGCCACCAGGATCAGGCGCAGGCGGTGTAACGCTTCCTGGCGTAGGCGTTCCCGTTTGGGCCATTTGAAGCAATAAATCCTGATATTCTTTTTCCGCTTTATTGAAAACTTTCTTCGCTGAATATACCTGATCAGACCAGGCATTTGTAATATCGACCAATTCGCTTTCACCCGTTGCACCAAAATATTCGAATAAATTTTTAAAAACTTTTTCGCCCATTCCTGATGATCGAAAATCATCTAATGCATCGGATGCTGCTTCATATTCGAATTCAGCAGTAGCCAAATTACGCGATGATAATTCAAATCGCACGCGCGCAGATTCAAATTCCGTTTTTTGCCTAATTTGGGCAATCAGGGCCTTTTGCGCTTCCGTTACCTGATCAATGAATTTCTTTTCATCCTGCAAATTCTGAAGCGTAGTGCCATAAGTTCCATTAATCTTATTGATCAAATTCAATCTTTCTTCCGATTCAGGTTTGGATTTTTTTAATGCTTCGAAAAGATTATTCACTTCCTTTTGTTCCTGCGCACTGCTTTTCGCCAAATCCTGCTGCGCCTTTGCCATTTCTTTGGCATTTTCTTCCGTTGTTTCATATATGGAATTTAGCTTTGAAAATGTTGCCACTAATTCCGCGACCATTACCAAAATAATTCCAATGAAATTCGATTTGATGGCATTTCCTACCTTTTGAAATCCTGCCTTCAATCCATTCAATGCGCCCTGCATCGCGCCCATGTTTTTAATGCTTGCCGCGAATGAAGATGCCAATAATTTATTCGCTGCCGCCTGGGCCAATGTAACGGCTTTATACCATATCCACATTTTACCAACTGAAATAATGGTATTTAATATTAATGATAAATTTTCAGCCAATGAATTGAATAAATCTTTCAGGGCCGAAGATGCGCCCCCTGCTTCATTTTGGCGAAGAATAAATTCTTCCCATGCCGATTTCACGCGATTCAATGCACCCCCCAAAGTATCCGTATTAATTGCTTGTTGTTCCGCTGCAATCCCCTGCGCTTCCATGGAAGCATTTAATTCATCATAAAGATCAATGTTTTGCAATAAAAATTCACCCGTTGCCAACGATTGCGCCCCGAATAATTTTGCCGATGCCGCTGCGCGCTTTGCAGGATCTTCAATTGCCCCCAACATTTCCTTGGTTTGAATCAATGCTGCTTTTATGTCGAATTGCCCATCCACGAATCCGATTCCTTCCTTTTGAAGATTAATCAGCACATTTCGAAAATCCGTTCCTGCCTTTTCCGCAGGTGCGCCCGATTTCGCAATGACTTCCAATGCAGCCGCAGTTTCCCTGAATGATAATCCTGCCACATTTGCAACCGTTCCTGCCTTTTCAAATGCTGCATTCAGGAAATTGATATCCCCTGCCCCAAATTTCGATCCTGCCGCCAAAATATCCACAAATGATCCTGCCTGATCCGCTGATGCCCCGAATTGATTCAAAGTATTTGTTAATGCTGAAGCTGCTTCAGGCAATTCAATTCCTGCCGCTTCAGCCAATTGGATGGCCGCTTCCGTTACGCCAATCAATGCTTCCTGATCCTGCAATAGTTCAGGTTTGGCCGATCCAATCAATTTGAATCCTTCAGCCACCTGGCCTGCACTTAATGTAGTTTTTCCACCCAATGAAATCGCTGCTTCTTCCAAGGCCTTCAAATCCTTTCCCGTTGCCCCCGTAATTGCGGATAAATTGGCCATTGATTGTTCAAAATTGATAATGGTATCCCCTACATTTCGAAAGATTGCTGCGCCCCCAAATGCCAATCCCAATCCTGAAAGCATTGATGTAAGTTTTCCAATTGCGCCACGATAATTTCCCACATTTCGAAAATTATCCCCCACCGTCTGATCCAATTTTTTCAGCTGCGCATCGCCTTTTTTGGCTGCGCTTGTTACTTTGTTATATTCCTGCGCCAATTTGCGATATTCCGCAGAATTCTTTTTTCCTGCCGATTCCAATTTCAATAATTCCGCGCCCAATCTTTTCGATTCATTCTTTTGATCGCGAGTGGCCTTCACCAAAACTTTGTATGCATCAGCTTCATCCATGGCCGCTTTTTGATTACGGGCCGAAATCTTTGCCTGCTTTTCCTTTTCGCGATTGATCTGCGATTGCGTGCGCAATTCCTGCTGCTGCGTTTTCTGCTTTTGCTGCTGCGTTTTTTCCGCTTCCTGATTAATTTTCTGCAATTGCTGCTTCAATTTCGCTTCTTCCTGCTCAATTTTGATCGATTCCTTTTGCACCAAATTCGCTTCCTTTGTTGCGCGCGTGAATTCATTGATGGATTTGGCAGAATCAAATTTCACATTTTTGATTTTCTGCGCAGTATCATTTGCAATTTGCCGCAATTCAGCATCCAATGCCTGAACTTTTGCCAATGCCTTTTCAGCGGATTCGCGCAGCGCGCCAAATACATCCGCATCGCTGATATCACTTTTTTGAATTTTCTTTGCCATATTGCTTCATCATATTAAAATATTCCACCACTGAAACTTCCTTCGCATTGATTCGGAATCCTGCCCACCTGGAAAGATGGATCAATGATTCTTCAATTGATATCCCATGGCCTGCATTTGCCATCATATCCTTCAGCCGCTGCGCTTCAATTTCAATCAGATTCAATTTGAATCTTTCTTTTGTAATTACATATTCGCATTCCAAAATCGCTTTCTGCTTCATCACATTCAGCAATCTTTGATGCAATTTTGCCAATCCATATTTCTTCAAATATTGATCCCATATATTCATCCATGCTTCCTGATCATCATCTTCATTCCCGATATTCAAATCCTTTCGGGCATATTGAAGAAGATTTTCATTGCATTTAATCCAATTATACAAAGGGAAATCATCAATCGATTCCCAATATTTTCCGCGCGTATTTGAGATATTCAATTTCGATACTGCGCGCCAATTTTTCCAAATTTTCATCATTTAAGCCAAGTATTCCATCATGCCACCATTTGCCATTTGTTTGGGAAAAAGATTCTTCCATTTTTGCAGTATCGCCATCCACAATCAATCCATCCGATAAGACCTGGATAAACATTGATCTGTAAAAACCGCCCGTATCATTCAGATCAAATGGATCGCCTTCCTGCTTCCTTCCACCGCTGAATAATTCAGTGGCCCTGGAATATAATCCAATCACATCGCCATCTTCATCTTCCCCTTTTGCCGTTAACTGATCATCCCTGATCCAATCCAATATCTGCTTCCGCATCGATGGATTCAATGCATTAATCCAGGCAACCGAATCGAATAATAATTTGGCCTTTTGCAATCTTTCCCCTGCTAATGTTTGCATAATCATATGCACAAAGTTAATAAATTTTAACGTGCTTCAATCGTTGATTAATAAAGGGATTTCTGTTTTCTCTAATTTTTAGCGTTACGATACCTGAAAAGGCCTGCCGTTGCTTAAATCAATTCATTGTCCGTTTATTCTCAATTCCCCGGTATGATTAAAATTTAATCAAAATGAATAAAAAAAGGGCCGACAATTTAATCATCGGCCCTTCCTAAATCATGAAAATAATCAATCCTTTTTCGTGGATTTCTTCTTTGAAATCTTTGTTGGATTCACCTTTTGCCATGCCATTTTCACCAATCTCTGATCAATTGATTTGAAATTATTTTCTGCATCCTTCAAGGTAATTCCCTTCAATGATTCTTTCCTGAATTCAATATTCCCGATTTTTATGTATTCCATAATTATGGTATTGTGATTACAAATTCACCATCAAACCCATCCTTATTCACTTCGACTTTCACCGAATCAGTTGAAGATGGCTGATCAGCAACCGCATATGTTAATACATATGATCCATCAGGCCCTTCCGTAAGCGAATCAATCGCAATCGGTAATCCTAATGTTACATTTGTTACCAAGAAATCCGCAGCTGAAGCACCAACAAACGCTTGCTTATTATATGCCGTTCCATAACAGAATTTCGCATCAAATTGCACTAATACATTTGTCGAAGGCGCAATATTGCTGAAGATCACATCGATCAACCCTTTCAATGAATTGAAATCAATTCCTGCTTCTTCAGCCGTAACCATGTACATTGTCGAATCATTGAATAAACGATCGAAATCGAATCCTAACATGATTTTTTGAACCGTTGAATCAGTAGCAAACATGAAACGTGGATCCCATGATGGATTGTCAACCCCAATCGGATAAAGATATCCATCCACTTCCGATCCAATCAGATTTCCATTCACATCAACGATGTAAACCCCGAAATCTACGCATCGCGATTTTTCCAATTTACCCAAAAAAGTAGGCGTTGAATCTTCAGCCCATAATTCGCCACTGAATGATCTTTTCCCCTGGCGAAGAAATGCCATTCTTCCTGAATTCGCTTCTTCGAATAATGAATCAGCTTTTGGCAATTCTACATTCTCAAATGGTGGCAAAGGAAACCATCTTTGTGATGAATCAGCTGCATTCACCAAAGCATTCCAATTCGGAATCGGCAATGATAAATCAATCCCATTTTTATTTCCATCGTTATCCAAAATTGGAACTACTATCATCGATGAAACAATTGAAAAAACGGAAACGCACCCTGGCCGCCCCGTATTTGATAGTCCTGCATTACAATCACATCCAATCATAATTTCTATTTTTTATTTGTTAATTAATTAATTTATTTTATTGCATTTAGGGTTGCAATTTCCCTTGTACTTTGTAATGGCAATACTTAATTCCACCCCACTTAAATTCGCATCCAATATATTCTGAATCATCCCATTATCTTGTTCAACCCCAAAACGGCTGAATGTTCTGATGGAATAATCTTCGATCGTTTTGAAATTCCGATCAGCTGCAATGGCCCTGATAAATTCATCCACCATTTTTTTCATCGGATAAACTACTTCGCGCCTATGATCTTCGGTTAAATATTGGGCCACATTTGTTTCATCCAGGAAGAAAATTCGCAATTCCATTTCCCTTTCACGCGCATCGCCCTTTCCAAAAAACCTTTCGCGCATCGTTTCCAATAGCCAAATAATTGGCGTTTTTGCAGTCAAATCGATATCGGCAATCGTCCATTCCCTATTCGCAGCCAATTTTGTGCCGCTGATGAAGAATGGCGCAGGCAGATCAATCAATCCATTCAGATCAGGCGCAGGCATTAATGATCCCAAATATGAAGCTTCAATTTCCTGATCATATTCAATTGAATCAATCAGAAATTCTTCGCCTGCCATGGAAATCACTTTTCCTTTTCGCGCCCATTTCGTTTCGCAGAAATTTGTATTTCCGCTGCCTGGATTATATGTGCCAATTATTGAAGAATTCATTGATTCCACAATACCTTTCACAATATCTGCCACTTCATCGATCATAACCAATAAGCATATTGTAATGGCTGCCCATTACGATTCGCATAATCTTCCGATTTCACCCAATAGATGAAGCACTGAATTGCGCGATATGTTCTCACCGATCGATTGAATCGGGTATAATACATCGCATTCAGCGTTGAAATTTCTTTCGAATTTTCCCCCATCGGCTTCACCAATCCATTTGAAGTCATTTGATTGCTTAAATCCTTCGCATATTCAAAATAAATCAATCCCAAAAGCATTTCTTTCATGCCTTCAGATATGATCACCTGGAAATTCCAATCTTCATGAAATGGATTCAAAATCTTTTCAAATCGCGCTTCAGTGGGAATCCCACTTCCTGCGATCAGATCAGCTTCGAATTCATCGAACAATTCCGCGCCCAATAATTTGATCAAATATGGCTTTTCATATAGATCAATGTAATCCTGGATTCGGGCCTGATCATACATCCCACGATGTAATTCATATTTCCCTGCTTTGAAATCTGCAATGCTTACAATCATAATCCAATTATTTCACGATTTCGCCCCATCCTTTTGAGATCAGCACGTGCGCGATTTCGCCTGATACTTCATATATTTTGCCATCCAAAAGATGCTGCGCTTTTGCATTTGCTTTGAAGGAATAAATCTGATTAATTATCAAATTCACTTCTTTTTTTGCTTCCGCTTTCACTGCCGCTTTCACCTTTGGATTTGCTGCCGCTTTCTTTTCGCTTTGAACTTTTGCCATCTTATTCGAATTTAAGTGGGGGTAAAATCAATTACCCCCATTACTTTTTTTGCTGCTTATAATGTTAACGCTGCTTTAGCCGTTGCAAATACACCCTTCACAAACGCCCCGTAATGATTAGTTTTCACGAAATGGCACGCACGCGCTTCGCATAAAACCGTCATAAGGTTATTTGTGAAATCATCATCCACATATCCCACGCTGATATTCATATCTTCGCGAATTCGCAGATTTGATTTTGTGAAATCACCGATCAAAAATGTTCCTGCCGTTACCCCTGGATTTTCAACTACGGGAATCCCTTTCACGCGCGTAATTCCATCAGGCCCTTCGATAAACATAGGATATGTATATTCCCCCGTTGAAGATTTTGTTAATTGCATTGCTGCCGAATCTTCAGGATTCATCAGAATATAATTAGCCATGAAATTATTATTCGCGATCTGCGCGATCCCTACGCGAAGGACATCAGAATTATTTGCCGCAGGAATAGTCGCTGCGAATGATCCTGCCGCCCATGCCGTTGCATTTGCTTCAATACCCGTCATATTTTGGCCCGTTCCATCACCTGATAAGATTTGTTGATCTAATTTCAACGCCACCAATTCGGTTAATTCGCCATTGATTTCGCCTGCCATGAATGGAATATCTGCGATCATTTCCTTCGATACTTTGATGAATGCAGTGATTTTTTTCACATCGCATGATCTTTCAACTAAATCGAAATCAGTTTGCGTTTTTGGC